TTTCTTGTCAAGCAGTTTGTCAACAGACATACCTTTTACTTTTTCTTGACCTACAAGTGTTTCTGGTGAAATATTGTATTGCATAATTAGGTGTGGATAAAGAGAATTTAAATCAAAAGACATAACCCACTTATGCATACCTACTTGCGGGTCTTTTACATAAGCACCTTCAAACTTCTCTGACTTGGCACTATGTTTCTTTTGTGGAATAACAATGTTCTTGTTACGCAAATAGTTGTAAATAAGAATATCCCAATACTTAACAGAACCAAGAACATCCATATAGTTTACTTTGGCCTCATATGCCATAGTGAGACAAAGTTCAATTAACTTCATCTTGTCTTCTAGTCTATCGACAATCTCAACATCCATGATGTTATATTCAATGAAAGATTGAAAGTCTTTCTGATACCACTCACTGAATGTGTCAAATGGATTGCCATCTTTGTTTTCACCAAGTTCAACAAATGCAATATGATCAAGTCGATATGATTCTTGATTGGTGTATGTGAATTTACGATATAAGTCAAAATAGTCTAGGTGAGCAATACCCTGTATTTCATACACTTGGTGTTTTCTACCCATCTGAAATACTTCGCGAGACATTACATTTCCCCAAGGAGACAGTCTTTTTATTTCATCCTCACCACAAAGTTTAGAAATACGATTACACAAGTAAGGAATATCAAAAAATTCTGTATTCCAACCTGTGATAATATCAGGTTGATGTTTTTCCCAAAAAACAAGAAACTCTTGTATCAGATGAATTTCACTTTCACACTCAATGTAAGTTACATCATCGCGAGTGTTCTCAAACTTACCAACACCCCAAACAACAAACTTTTTGTTTTGATGATTTTTTACTGTGATTGATAATAATGGCTCTTCTGCTTTTTCTGGACTTGGAAATCCATTCTCACAAGCAACTTCAATATCAATAGTAACAACTAGGATATTATCAATATCCCAATTTACAGTTTTAGGATACTGATCAGCAAGATAACAATAGTGAAATTGATTATTACCATAAACTAAATTAGATTGATTTTTATATTGCTCAACCCAAGCTTTAGCTTCCTTGATCGTATTGTGTTTGATAGGTGTTACATACTTACCATCAAGAGTTTTCCACTCTGTAGGTTGTGCAACAGGTGCGTAAAGTGTTGGCGAATATTTAACCCTTCGATTAATACGTTCGCCATTCACTACTTCCCTAAGTAAAAGGGAATTGCCCCATTGGACAATGTTTGTATAAAAGTTCATAATATAAATGTATCACATTTCTGGCTAGATGTCAAGTATTTTATTCATTAAAATTAATATTAAATTGTGCCCCATCATCCTCTTGTAAAAATTCTTTAGCTTGTGCAAGAGATGTAAAATGTTTATTAAGCATTTCTATACGATCTTCTGCCATAGCCATTTTATCAAGTTCTTCTTGAATAGCTTCAACAATGTCGCTGTGTTCTCCAATACCCACACTTTGATTCATGTAAACTAAAATGTTTGTTTTAGCTCTTTCTAGTTCACCTTCGGCATGCATTCTTGCTGCCTTTATTAATTGTAAACTCATATTCATTTAATTCTTTCCTCCATATTTACCACTACTCCAGTATTCCATTTATTAGCTTCTACTTTTGCTTCTTTTTCTGTATTAAAAACTCTTGGGTTTCCATTTGTACGCCATGAACCCTCATCTGTTTTACAAATATATTCATAACCTTCCATTGGAAATGGTTCAAACATTACTGCATATTTCATTATATATCCTTCTTTGTTGTCACTAAAAATTTTCTTTGTGGATTTACCATCACATTAAGTTTATTCATTACAAATCTATTTAACAATACATCTGTACTCATATTCATTTAAGGTTTTCCTCTTTTTTAAATTTAAAAAATGTTAAAATCACTGTAAAATTCTGTTACAATAAATTTTCTTGATGGGTTTATTAAAACTTTTGCTCTTTTCATAAAGTCTTGATTTATTAAACACTTTGTTGTTTTTTCTGTTCTGTCATCAAGAGCAAACTTAACATTAGTATAAAGTGATCCATTAAATGTAACATCTAAAAGTATGATTGGTCTTTCTATGACTTCAGCATTTAAAGCACCGCGTTCCCATTTAGTCATCTTTAGAAGTTTGTTTTTATAAGTTTTACCAAATGACTTCCAAATAACTTGTTTATTTTTTACTTCATATTCATCTGCATGGATAATACATCTGGAACTATTACCAGTATCAAAATTAGCAACAACATTACCAACACCATCAATTTGTATTCTTTCAAATCTTCCAATCTCATTTCCAACGTAACGCCAATTATCTCTATCCATAAAGTAATCTAAAAGTTCTCCCATAAGATTTCTTCCAGTAGCTTCCTCAATACCAGAAGTGCCTGGCGAACTGTTTACCTCTAAGACAAAAATGTTTTTATCATTTTTAATAAAATCAACAGCAGTATAAACGCCATTAACAGATTTGTGTGCATTCAAACAAAGTTTCTTTTCTTCTTTACTTAATTTATATTCTTTAACTTTTGCACCTAAAGAAGCATTACTTCTAAAATCTCCCTTTAAAACATCTCTACGCATTGATGCAAAGATTTTATCACCTAAAACTAAAACACGAACATCATGGTCGGATTTAATATATGTCTGTAAAAGAAGCTCTGTATTTTCATCTTGTTTCCACAACAACTGAATAATAGAATCTAATTGTCTGCGAGATTCAATAAAAATAACTCCAATACCTTTAGAACCCCTAAGAGTTTTTAAAATAAGTGGATAAGTTTCTTCAACTGTATCTAAAGTATCTTGTAATGTTTCAATACTTTGTAATAAAGATGTTTTTGGTGTTGCAACGTCTTTTTCTGCAAATCTTAAACTAGTCCTATATTTATCGGCACACATACCAATTGTTTCTCTACTATTAACAACAGCAACACCCATCTTTTCTAATTGTGAAACCAAATTCATATATGCATCTTTTTGAGCAACAGAACCACGAATAATTGCAATCGTATTATTTGGGTCTATAGAAAATTTATCTTCACCAGAGTTCCAAACTTCACCATTTATACTATCTATATTAGCAGATTCAGCAAATAAAGCATATGCATCAATATTACGAGATTTAGATTCGTCTATTAATCTTTGAGTAGTATGAAACATTCTTTTTTTAGGCGAACGAGTTGATACAATTATAAGTTTATATGGTTTCGTTTCTTCTGTTAAGAATGATTTAAAAGCTTCCAAAATCAACCCTCTCGTTTTTTGCCTATATTGTATTTAGTTTCAAGAATCCAATCATTCTTTTCTTTGAATGAAATTATTTTAATTTGACTAAGTGGAGCTATTGGATCAGTTTCACCTGTTATTTCAACCAAACCCCAATCAGCTAACAAAGTTGAAATCCTGTTTCGTCTTGCAATATCATTTTCTGATAAGTTAGTATTTTTACCATCTAGAGCAAATAATTCTTTAAAGTGTACAATATAGTACTTACCCTGCTTATGTAATATATGACAGGATTGATATAGTTTCTTTTCTTTTCTTGATGCAACTCCGATACGAGAAAGTGTTTCTCGTATCTTTAAAAAATCGTCTGGTTCTTTCAGAACAACTTCAAGCATATGGTCTTGTGTCCAATTAATGTTTTCCATTTTTACCACCTTTATTCAAGCTATTTTTGATAGCCTTTATCTGATCATCATCAAGTACATTAAGTGCAGACTTTGCCTTTTCATTTGAGTATCCGAAATACTCTTTAACATACTCTAGATTTGTTATTTTACTCGCCTTCATCCACGGTATGTATCTTTTCCGTGATCTGATACTATTTAGGAAAAAGTCGAATTGTAACTTATGGTCTAAATGAGAATTAACATTCATCTCATTCACAAGCATGATGGTATCTGGAAATGGGGCCAGACATTTGTTTACAATGAAAGGTGGATATTTCTTTTCCCACATTTCATCATCTGTGTCCATGAGGTTTTTCTTTT